GAAATAAGATAACCCTCTATTAATAAGGAATGGTTTATAATCCTTACTTGCTAGTGGGTCTTCGAATAGGTCTTTCTTGGTTGTGTTAATTGCGTTAATAAAATCAAAAGGTGTCATGAGTGAAACCCAGTTTGGGAGAGTACACTTTCTGAACATCCGAAAGATTTTCCTGGATATCGTTTTCTAAGATTAGTTTCAACTTCATCTTTAGAAGAACCTTGTGCCATAAACTCATGTGTTTCTTTATCGTAAACATAGAACATATCATTATGTTTCTCGATATTAATCTGAACAACACCCTCTTCAACTTGATGTTGACCAGATTCTTGCAAATACTCGATAAACTTTTCTGTTACTTTTTTAGCATGCTCTTCTCGTGCTCGCCATCCAGCAACTGCTCCACCGATCCATATGACAAATGTATATACTACTAAAAGAATAAGTTCCATATTACCCTCATTTGAATTTACAATTAGCCATAACTTCTGTAAGTGCTGCCATAATATTTAGTTCATGGTCAGCTACAAATGCAGCTTTGTATTGGTAATCGGCTAGTGTTAAAACGAGTTGAGGAATACTATTGGGATCCATATTTGCAGATGCAGTATCATACAATTCACGGAACAAACTTGTGGTATCGGCATCAGTTTGTTTGGCAACCCACTTACGCACTTCGGTAAAGTTCTTATCCTTGAGCAACTTGACCAAGTCTTTGAAAGACTCTTCTGACATATTAAGAAGAATCCCAGAGTCAATCTTACCAGATACTGAATAGCGTTGAAGTTCGTTTAGAATCCTACGATAGTCTGGGAAGTGTTTTGTGATTAGTTCGGCAACTACTTTAGGATCGAATGCAATATTCTCTTGTTTAAGAATCTGAACTGCTCGCTTGAAAAAAGCTGCAGCGATCTCTTGTTTGTCTTTAGAATCAATCTTGAATTCAATCACAGCACAACGAGAGTGAAGTGGTTCAATGATACGATTCTTAAAGTTACATGTAAAGATGAAACGACAATTACCAGAGAATTCTTCAATGAACGATCTCAATGCAGGTTGAACCGATTGAGCATTCATGTAGTCTGCTTCGTCAACGATAACGACTTTCTTGGCATCAGTAAGAGATACGGTAGAAGCAAATCCTTTAATTGTAGTTCTTAGAACATCAATTGAACGACCTTCATCAGATCCGTTTACAAGAATATACTCAGCACCGATCTCGTTACATAGTGCTTTGGCTACTGTAGTTTTACCTACACCTGCTGTTCCTGAAAATAAGAATGAGGGTAGTTCACCTTGTGTGATGTATTGTTTAAATGTATCTTTAAGTGTTTGTGGTAGTACACAATCATCAATCTTCTGTGGTCGATACTTTTCTACCCACAAGAATTGGTCTTCACGACTATCAATCATAATAACTCCATAACAAAAATAAGAGAGGAATTATACCCTCTCTAAAATCAAAAATCAAATGTAGAATCTGCTTCAACAGCTACGTAATATACTAAGTCATTATTAGGAGATTTAAAACGAGAGATCTTCTTGCTGGAAATGCTAACATCGTAATCTCCAGGAAGCATCTTTAAGTTTTCTACTTTCAGATTTACTTTGAAAGTCTTATCAGTATCGCCAACTGGTTCGCTGTAAGAGTTACCAGAAGCATTCTTCTTGTCACCAACCACTGCAGTAATCTTGCTACCATCACCAACGATTGATACATCGGCTGCACGCAGGACTGAAGAAGTTTTCTTAACCATATCCAACATGCTTGAAGTCATACGAAAGTTAATCTCTGCTTCAGGAAATGTAATTGCTTTCTGAGGAGCAGTTAAATTTGATGCATCGGCTGCAAAGAATTTAATATTCATGCTACCTTGTTTGATTGAGACATACTTGTCTTGGAAGTCCAACTCTGGATCTTCGAACAAAGACATCGCACCTAGAAACTCATTGAGATCATAGATGGCAAAGTCAGGGAATGTTTCTGTCACTGTGGCATCTGCCATGACATTCTTCTGTCCTGAGATTGTTGCTAGTTTATTACCTTGTTTCAACAGAAGATTGCTGTTGATGCCAGCAAAGTTCTTGATTAGGTTTACGGTTTCTTTAGATAGTTTCATTTAGTTTCCTTTTCAAATTGTACATTACTATGTATAAAACATTATACTTCAAAACGATCTACTTGTCAAGTTTATTTTTCTCGACAGAATAGTATACATCATGTTCATACAAGAACATCAGGCAACACATTGCATGTGCCAAGTGATTCTTACCAGTTTCGGGATCGTTTTGCTCTCCCTCTTTCCATGCCCAAAGATGCCTTTGCATTGCGTCAAAGTATCTACGTTTTGAGTCAGGAACATTCTTCCAATTATTTGGCTCATACTTCTCCGCACCAAATGTTAGAATTTCTACAGTCGCTTTTAATGCGAGTGGTGGAAGTAAACCATATTGTAGTTTACCTCCATCGAATTTACGCCCACCTGTGGTGGCATTTTGGGATTTCTTTACATCTTCTTTAGTTGCCATATTTCTCTCCAAATGAATGCACAAATGAGCACTCCGAAGAATGCCCATTCATAACTCACTTAGTTAGGCTGTACGAGTAAATACAGTAGAACCAGCAACACGATTAGCCAAAGCAACCATTGCACGAGTTGGACGACCGATGCGGTATTTAACCACTTCAGAACCATTCACAACTGCTGGGTTTGAGTAAACACAGTAACCTTGCTCACGCAGATTACGGATTGTGCTTGCAGGATGTGCAATACCGAAAGAGGACTTGATCTGCTTAGCAGTAAAAGTCTTACCCTTTTGTAGATGCGTCAATAGCAATTCTTGTTTAGACATAATATCTCCATAATTAACAACCATCAAATGAAAAAAATCATCTGGGGCGATGGCAGTACCCCAGATGACAGGTAAACTCTAATTAGACTGTGATGCCATTCTCACGAAGGATCGCATTGAAGTCTTCTGCGTCATCGTTGAAATCAGCAGACTCATCAACAATCTTTTGAAGACGAGACATTTCCATCTTATCTTCTGCAACTACTTTCTTAGTAGGTGCTTTGACTTTAACAGTCTTGGCTTTAGCAAGTTTCGCAACTTTGGCTTTAGCCTTTGCTACTTTTGGAGTATTCTTCTCAGCCAATTCTTTGGCATAAGCAGACAACTCGACATCAGTAGGAATCGGCAACTGGTATACACCACGCTCGACTTTATTTTTATTGAACAACCAATTTGGGTATCCAATCTTTTCACCCTTCGCACCAGTACGTTGGTCACGAATAGTGTAATAAATTGCAGCACATTCCTTCAGAGTGATCTGAGGATCTTTCTTGTACTGTTTGTTGGACTCGATTACAGCCACAACAAAACGCTTTTGAGACAACGACAAGTTTGCAAATTTCAACATAATATATTTCCTTTTAAAGTTTCACAAAAATTTCTAACTAACAGATACTATTATACTACAATTCCCAATTAAAGGCAAGTTTTTTGTAATAACCCTACAAAGTTGCAGGGATTACTAAAGTATTACTTTTTAGAAAGGAACCTCGTCCTCCACCTTTGGTGTCTCTACAGATGTAACGACCACTTCAGGTTGTGGGTTTGCAACTTTATCGAACAAGTCGATGAATGCAGATTTTGTTGCAGCATCGAAACGATTGCAACACAACTCAACTGCTTTCTGATGATTCTTGAAAATCGCAAAGGCACGAACAATATGGATCATACGACGAGTCGTAATTGTTTCATCCACACCACCATCCTCGAAAGTACGACGAATTGCTTCAGCCCACTTCACGAGTGTCTCTGCAAACTCGGCATCTAAACAGCCATAAGTTTCCATGAGATTCTTAATAATCTTAACTTCGATTTTAGCATTTGGGTATTCCTGTTCGAATGTAACAGCGAATCGCTCCAAGAATGCTTCGTTCAAAACATTGGTACCAATATAACGACCATCGTCTGAACCCTTACCCTTAGTATTGGCAGTGGCAAAGATGTTGAATCCTTCAGCTGGAACAATCATCTCATTCTTGAGTTTGAAGTAATATGGTTTACCCTCAAGAATCGGTTGCAAACATAACAAGGTGTTTGCTGAACCTGCATCGATCTCGTCAAGCAGCAGTGCAGTACCACTGCGCATTGCAATAAGAACTGGACCCTCAACTACTTCCACATTACCATCTTCCAATGTTTTGGAACCGATAAGTTGTTCTTCGTCTGTCATCATGTTTAAGTTCACACGAATTAATGGACGCTTATGTTTTGCACAAATCTGTTCAACCATCGTAGACTTGCCATTCCCAGTTGGACCAGAAATATATGCAGGATAAAAGATACCAGACTTGATAATATTTTCTAAATCAGCGTAGTTGCCAAATGGAACAAAGTTAGGATCTTTCTTTGGGATCAACGCTGAGATATCAGAGTAATCCACCTTAAATGATTCTTGTTTCACAGGTTGTGCTTTCAGTGCAGTGTTTCCAATAACAGGGGTTGCACCACCATCAATAGCGTACAAACCACGACCAACTTTATTCTTCATAAGCCAAAGAGGATACTTCTCTGTCTTCAATGCTCTCATAACATTCAAAAGTTCTGGACGACTAACAGTGCCTTTAGTTGCAGTGTCAGGGTACATTTCTTTCATCTTTGATTCAAACGAATCACGGAACTGGTTATCAGTTTTTGCCATCACATTCTCCATAATAAAAACTACACTTTCACAAATTCATAACGACTATTATACTGTAATTAACAATAAAAGTCAACACTTATTT